ATGTCCACAATAGGACCTGCCGCGTTAACCCTTATGGATTGGGCAAAGCGGATCGAAGATGACGGCAAAATTGCCCAGATCATCAACCTTTTGTCCCAGACCAATGAAATCCTCGACGACATGCTCTGGATAGAGGGAAACCTCCCCACGGGGCACAAGACGACCGTTCGCACCGGACTTCCCCAGGCCTACTGGCGCCTGCTAAACGTCGGCGTCCCGACCGGGAAATCCACAACGGCGCAGATCACCGAGACCTGCGGTCACATGGAAACCTTTTCCGATATCGACGAGATGCTGATCGAGCTTGCCGGAGATAACAAAGCCCTTCGGCTCTCCGAAGAACTTGCCTTCCTCGAGGGCATGAACCAGCAGATGGCGCAGACCATCTTCTATAACTCCATCACTTCGACCCCGGCGGCCTTCATGGGACTGGCGCCCAGATACCCGAGCATAACGGCTGCGACCGCTCAGACCGCCAATAACGTGATCGACGCGGGCGGAACGGGTGGCACCAACACCTCTATATGGCTCATCTTCTGGGGTCCTATGTCCGTTCACGGGATATTCCCCAAAGGCATGAAGTCCGGTTTCCAGCAGATAGATCTGGGCAAACAGCAAAAGCTCGACGGCTCCAATAACGTCTATTACGTGTGGCGAAGCCAGTTCAAGTGGGACGCCGGCCTTGTTGTAAAAGACTGGAGATACGCGGTCAGGATCGGCAACATCGACGTGACACAGCTCTCAGGCGGAACACCTCCGAACTTGATCAACCTCATGATCCGCGCCATCCACAGGCTGCCGACCCAGCCCGCACGGGCCGGAAACGTACAGAAAAGCGATGCCCCGCAGCTCACCATGGGCAGGGCGGCTTTTTATGCGAACAGGTCGGTTACTACCTGGCTCGATATCCAGGCGTTGAACAAGCAAAACGTTCTGCTCCAGATGAACGAGTTCGACGGAAAGCCGGTGACCAGTTTCAGGGGCATTCCCATCAGGACCTGCGACCAACTTTTGAACAACGAGGCGCGGATTATCTAAGACGTCATCCCGGCGAAAGCCGGGACCCAAAACGGGAAGGAGAAACAATCATGATAATGGACAATCTTTTGTTGCTCGATGGGAGCGTATCTGCTGCCGGGGTTCTCTCCGGAACGCTTTATTCCGCCTGGACCGTGGGCGGCGGGGTTGGCGACCAGCCCAGCGCAAACGTAATCGATGTGAGCCAGCTTGCCTCTTCGGCTTCCGGCTACGGGCGGGACGTGGGCATTGGTGACGATCCGGCCCTTCTTCTCGTCGTGCAGGTTGCAACGACCTTTTCAACCGGGAGCAGCCCTACCCTTCAGGTTCGGCTCCAGACGGCGCCCGACAGCGGGACCGGCACCATCGGCGCATACGTGGACTTGGTGACGACTCCGGTCCTGGCCGCATCGGCTCTCACAGCCGGGACCGAACTGCTGAAGATTCCCCTTCCGGTAGGCATCCAGAAGTTTATCCGGGTGCTCTACACGGTGGGGACGGCGGCTTTTACGGCTGGGGCCGTGATCGCATCTATCGTGCTCGACCGTGAGGCCCTGGGACCGCAGCTTGGGTATCGCAGCGGCTACAGCAACACGTACATCTAAAGAGGTGGCGCATGGCGAAGTACAGATTTTTGGCTGTTGCATATCAGGAAGATCGGCTGTGGCAGGCTGGTGAGTTCATCGACAAGCCCGATGATTTCGAGCCTTACTGGTACATGAAGCCCATGGATGCGGCAGCAAAGAAGATGGCTAAAAAGGTCGGCCTCGTAAACGTAGAGCCGCCCGATCCGATTGACGAACTAACCTCTATCGGCGCCTCGCCCGCGGGATCGAAAACGGGCATCCTGGCGGGTGAGGACGTGCCGCTTTAAGGAGTGAGATATGGGCTTAAATGCTCAAAGCAATGTGTTCCCTCCGGGGTTAGCCTCGGGACAGTATAACGCATCGGCGCCCACGGTTGCGGACGGGCAGACAAATCCAATGCAGTTGGACTCAGCCGGGCGACAAATTGTCGTTCAGCCTTTGGTGAATGCTCCACTGGCCGGTGCGGCTACCGCTACGAGGGCGGTTGTTGCAGGCGGGGCTTTTAACGCGACCATCGCGGCCCTTTCCGACACCCAGCAGGCGGCGCTCCAGGTGGATTGTTCCGGAAGGCTTCTGGTTAACACTGAGCCGACTCCAGGGGCCAACGGCAAGTTGGCTTACCGGGTGGGCAATAGCGCCCTGACAGCCTTCACTACCACCTACGACCTTTTCTATGTCCAGGGCAGCGCCACCAGGACGGTCAAGATAAAGCGGATCATGCTGAGTTTTAACTGTGCCACGGCCGGTGCCTACTATTTCCAGCTCCAGAGGCACGCAGCGACAGGTACCGGCAATAACTCCGCCGATACGCCTCAGCCGATGGACTCGCGTAACGTCACCGCTGCAACAGCCGTTGTGAAACACCAGACGGCGGCGAGCGGGGCGCCCACCTCTCCGGTCATATTGGGCTCTCAGCGCATCTACGTTGCAACTAACAATGGCAGCGTCCAAAGCGTTGTCTGGGAATTTGCCGGAAAAAACTCGATGCCTCTGATCGTCTCGGGGGCCACTGATTTCGTAAGCGTTTCCATGAACGGTCAGACCATTACGTCAAATGGGACCTACGATTTCGAAATCGAGTTCGAGGAAGACAACAGCTAACCAACGCAGGGGGGGGCTTGCAGGCCCCCCATTTAAACAACCAAAAACACAGGGAGAAAGAGATGAAGGGTTTCAAGGGATTTGCAGCAATCGTTTTGGTGTGTCTTTTTTGCGCCGCTTTTTCTTTTGGCTGTGCCGCTCTCAAGGCTGATTTCGCCAAAGTGGAGACCAAACTGGAAGCCGTTGACTGGCCGGCAGTTCAAGCCTACTGGAGCAAATTCGCCGCAGGCTTGAATGAGGCCCTTCCGGTTATAGAGGCGCTTTTCCCCGGAAGCAAATCCACAATCGACAAGGTTGTGACTCCGGTTCTGGCCGATGCGAACACGGCGGTTACGGCCCTTACAACCAGCGTGCAGGCCTACAAGGCCGGAACTTTGACTGAAGACCAGGTGCAGGCGGCGGCCAAAGAAGTGCAGTCCAGTGTCACGGCGGCCAGCGCCGTCGTCGGTCAGGCACTCAAGGGCAAGGTGGGCGTGTCTGCCACAACGGCCAAAACCGCCGCGGTCCCTACGAAGTAGCCGGCCGCGATTGGTCCATCCGGTTAAGCTATTCGATGCCAGACATTGATTGCAGCGACATCGCCCCCGGCTTTGTTCAGTGGCCGGGGGCAGGTGGGGACCAAAACGGCATAGTGCCGGTTACGACCAAAACGAACAGGGTAATTTACCTTCAATGGACCTGGAGGTTTTGAAAATGGGCTATATCAAGCAATTAATCGAACTTGTCTATTACTACCGTGACGACGCGAAGCACGGCAAACCCTACTGGCAAGATCCTGCATTTATCGGCCTGATGGTCAGTCTCCTGGCGACGATCCTGGCCAAGTATGCCGGAGTGAACATCGACAGCGATCTGCAGTTGAAAATCGTTGGAGCGGCAACCGGGATCGGCGTGGCGCTCTCACCCCATACCGGTCTCAAGAAACTTTCTCCGCCGGCGCCCAAGCCTGCCGAAACCCATGACCTTGGCTCGTTGAGCTGAAAGGGAAAGCTGATGCCTGACTATCCGGAAGATTTCCTGGTTGCGGTAAACGATCTCATCGACAATTGGGAGGGGGGTTACGTAAACGATCCCAAGGACCCCGGCGGGGAGACCAGGTACGGGATCAGCAAGCGCTCCTATCCCAATGTGGATATTAAGACGCTAACCCGCGACGGAGCGATCACGCTCTACTATTACGATTACTGGCTTGGGCCTCACATGGAAAAAATAGATCCGGCCATGCGCGCCAAGGTCTTCAATATGGGGGTTCTCGTGGGACCACAGACGGCCAAAAATCTGGCGATAGGCTGCCATAACCTCGATGAGTACCGCCAGGTCTGCAAGAAACACTTTGAGGCTATCGTCATCAGGCACCCCGTCTGCGCGAAGTATCTGAGGGGTTGGACAAGGAGAGCACTGGCATGAGCTACATGGAAAACGCCGGGTGGATGCTCGCAATCAATCTGTTGCTCCTGATCGTGGGGGCCGGCGTAGGTCGGTTCACCGCACAGAAAAACGATTGTTCCAAGTGTGGAATCGCTCAGTTAAAAGCCGAAATCGTTCGTCTGTGCAACCTCGTCCGGGTGCTCTGCGAAAAGGCCGGAGTGCCGGTAAAAGAGCAGCTCCAAATCGAAAGCCTGGAAGCCGGCAAGCAGGGAGGATAGTAAAATGCCAAGCCAAACTGATATCTGCAACCGCAGCCTCTCCATCGTTGGGACCAGGTCCACTATAGCGGCGCTCACCGAAAACTCGGCCGAGGCGATTCAATGCTCGCTCCACTACGATTCGGTGTTGCGCGGACTTTTGCGCCTGCATACCTGGAGCTTTGCAAGAAAGCAGGTTTCCGCGGCCACGATCTGTGCGGCAGCCGGGATGCCTGAAAATTTGAGCGGCAACCCACCGCTTCCGCTCTACCCCTGGAGCTACGAATACGCGTGGCCGCAGGATTGTGTGAGATTTCGCAGGATCGAGGTCCCGCCTTCACTGCCTGGAACGGGCGCAACACTCTCCTGGACCGGGAACTATCCTCCGCTCAATGCCGGCTCCGGAATTTTCAGCGGAGGCGCCAGGCCGACTCCCCCTTTTGGAATATCGACCGACCAAGACGGCGCGGGCAACACCATCAAGGTCATTCTCACCAATCAGGCCCAGGCGATCTTTATCTACACCGCATTTATCGCCGACCCGAACATGTGGGACGCCGAATTTACCGAGGCCTTCGTCTACATCCTGGCGGCAAGGCTTTGCGGACCGCTGACGGGCGATAAGACCCTTACGAAGATCTATCTCGCCGAAGCGCAGAACGCAATCCTCCAGGCGAGGCTCGTCGATGCCACGGAATCCCCGGCGAGGCCCGAGCACACGCCCGACTGGATCAGAGCGCGAGGTTTTACTGGAATGGATGGGGTGAACTGGCTGGAATCGGATCTGTCTAACTTGATCCCTTAAAAGGAATCGCGATGCTCACTACGACGCAATCTTATGTGCAGTATCAGGGCAACGGCGTAACGACCGTTTTTCCATACAACTTTCCCATTCCGGCCGCCGGAGACCTGGTCGTTTCGGTTACGGACAACAATGTCAGTCCCGCGGTATCGACGGTCCTGCAGGCTACGCAATACTCCGTCACCGGGATCGGAAGCCCCGCCGGAGGCAATGTTACCTACTTGACGCTTCCATCCGGCTGGACGATCACGATTCAGCGGATCGTGGCGTTTCAGCAGAATACGTCTCTTACAAATCAGGGGGCGCTATACCCCGCGGTGGTAGAAGGGGCGCTTGATTATCTCACCATGGCGATGCAGCAGCTTGCCGCCGGATTATCCTCCACGGGTCCGATACTGCCGGTCTTTCTCTCCTCGATGCAAACACTGACGCCTAATTCCGCGACCCCATCTGTAGCGAGTTTGGCCCCGATTTATCGGTCTGCTAATACACTCTCCACCACGATTACCAGTTTTGCGGGTTTAACACCTGGATATGCTTTTGCGATCATATTCGGTGACGCAAATACCACCATCAGTTTCGGAGCGGGGATCAAAGGACGCGGTGGGTCCTCGACCTGGACGCCCCAGGTCGGTGACATCCTTTACTGCGTGAGTGATGGCAGTTTCGTCTACACAATCGATTCGGGCCTCTATGCGAGTCTAGTCGCCAATACGGCCGCGCAGATCGCCGCTTTTGCCCCTTCCGGTCTCTGGACGCCCTCTCTCACTTTTGGCGGCGCGTCTGTCGGAATGACCTATTCATCGCGTGGAGGATCATATCAGGTATTAGGCAAGGTTTGCGTGTGCGCATTTGCATTATCTTTATCCGCAAAAGGTACTTCCACCGGCACCGCAGTGATCACCGGATTGCCCGTTGCCGCGATGGGTTACGGGGGTGTGGGGGGAAATATTGTGACATCGGATGCCAACTTTACCGGATTAACTGGTCCGGTAATGTTGGATACCACTTACGGGACGACCACTGCCACGATAGGGGATCCGGGAGCCACGGGATTGGGCGGTCTAACCGATAGTTTTTTTACTAACACTACCTATTTGGGCTCAACTTTCATGTATTTTATAGCATAAGGAGTCTGAATGGCCGTCTCGTTTATTCAGCCTACGTTTGCAGCCGGAGAGATAGCGCCCTCTCTTTACGCCAGGGTCGACCTTGCCAAATATCACGCGGCGGCCAAGCTTCTCAGGAACTTCTTCGTACTTCCTCATGGCGGGGCATCCAACCGGGCGGGCACTCAATTTGTCGGACGGTGTCTCATGTCGGCGTATCCCGTTCATTTGATACCGTTCCAGTTCAATTTGCTTCAGACCTACATTCTGGAATTCGGACACCTTTACATGCGGGTCATCATGAACGGCGGGTATGTGCTGGAGCCCACCCAATCTATTTCCTCGATCACGAACGCAAATCCGGGAGTTGTCACGGCGACGGCGCACGGGTATTCAGACGGAGACCAGGTCTATATTGCGGGGACCGGAACACGGCTCGATTCGACCCCGGGCAGGCAATACTTCGTCCAGGTCATCAACGCAAACACATTCACGTTGACCGACCTCGACGGCAATAACATAAACACCGCGGCCTTCGGGACTTTCAGCCTGAGCAATGCTACGGTTGCCCGAGTCTTCACGCTCCCCACCCCTTACGATGGAAACGATGTAGCCCTTCTTAAATGGACCCAGAGTGCCGACACCCTGAGCCTTTGTCATCCGAGTTATCCGCCTTGCGATTTAAGCAGGACGGAGCACTGGAACTGGACCCTTACGCAAATCTCTTTTGCCCCAATCCTCTCACCGCCCGCGGGGCTGGGGTTCACAAACGGCGGGAGTGGGAGTTGGAACTACAGTTATGTGGTGACGGGGGTTACGCTCACCCCTCCCGATGAATCCCTTGCCTCGACAGCAGCCGGGGGCACCGGCGCACAGCTGAATTCGAATACGGGTGTTGAAAATAATCTTTCCTGGACGGCTGTAACCGGGGCCACCCAATACCGGATATACAAGGCGAACCCTTCTAAAACCGCACTGCCTGCGGGATGTATGTACGGCTACATCGGCACGACAAATGCGACGTCCTTTGTCGATACCGAAATCGGGCCGGATTTTACCCAGGCCCCGCCCCAGGGAGCAAACCCTTTCTCAACGGGCACGATCTCGGGCGTCGCAGTTTCAAACGGCGGAAGCGGTTATGATAGCAGTGCGGTTTTGGTCGTAAATGATGTCACCGGGGTCGGAGCCGTGCTTACGCCCACGATCGTAGGGGGCGTCATTCAATCCGTGAGCGTCACTAATGGCGGCAACGGTTACCAGAATCCAACCATTCTAACATCAGGCGCAGGCAGTGGGGCCGCGGGACATGCCACTATCTCGGCTGGGATATTGGGGGGGAACCCCATTATAAGCGCCGTAGTGACCGCTCCCGGCGGCAGCTACTACGGAAGTGTCAAGGTCACTTGCCCGGGAGTGACGGGGGTCCATTTCAGAGCTGTCATCTCCAATGGCGCCATCACGGGTGTGAATTGCAGCGGAGTGCCGACTGGCACGGTGGGACAGCATGCACTCGTATTTTCCCAGCCCTCCGGGTCCGGCGCGATTTTTACGATAACGGTGACATCGGAAGGTAACTATCCCAGTTGCTGCACCTATTTCCAGGGACGAAAAATTTTTGCCGGAAGCAACGCATATCCACAGACGGTTTGGGCAACAAAACCCGCCGATTTTAAAAACATGGATATCACCAACCCGTCAGAGTCCGATGACGCCATAGTCGCGACCATCGTGGCCAGTCAGGTAAACGCCATCAAGTGGATGGTCCCGATGAACGATCTCATTTTAATGACAAGCGGCGGCGCGTGGAAAATGATCGGAGGTAGTGTAAACAGCCCGGTCGCCATAACACCGAGCAATATCGTCGTAGTCCCCCAAAGCTATACCGGGTGCGCCGACCTTCCGCCCATTGTCGTAAACTACGACATCCTCTATGTCCAGGCCAAGGGATCGATAGTCCGGGACCTGGCCTATAACTTCTACGCGCAGCTCTATACCGGAACGGACATGAGCATCTTAAGCAACCATCTTTTCTTCGGGCATAACCTCGAGAGGTGGTGCTACGCCGAAGAGCCCTTCAAGCAGGTCTGGGCGGTAAGAGACGACGGCATCTTGCTGTCATTTACCTACCTGAAGGAGCAAGACGTCTACGCGTGGGCGCATCACGATTCTCCCGGGAATTCGGGAACGGATCGGTTTCTTTCCTGCGCATCCATTCCCGAGCAGCAAGTAACGGGCATAAATGCCGATTCTGTCTATTTCGTGGTGCAAAGGACATTGCCGGGCGTAAACGGGGGAAATCCGGTCAAATATATCGAGCGGATGACATCGAGAAATTTTCTTACAAACGGCGTCTCGGATGTAACCAGGGCGTGGTTCGTGGACTGCGGACTGCAGTACAGCGGACTTGCGACTTCGAGTGTTTCAGGACTCGACCATTTGAACGGGGCGACGGTTTCCATTCTTGCCGACGGAAGCGTTCAGAAGCGCCAGGTAGTGGCCGGGGGGAGCGTAACCCTTCAGTACCCCGCATCCATCGTCACGGTTGGTCTGCCCTACGTCGCGCAACTCGAGACCCTGTGCCTCGAGCCGGACAGCCTTAGCATGCAGACGCAGAGCTTTCGGAAAAAGATTCCGGCGGTCATGGTCCGGGTGACAGATACCCGGGGGCTGAAAGTCGGGCCGAGCTTCGATGACCTGGACGAGATGAAGGAAAGATCGGCATCGGTTTCAATGGGCGCGGCCGTTGCGCTTTTTACCGGAGATGAGCGCATTCAGATCGATAACAGGTACGTGCTCGATGACGATGTGTGCATACAGCAGGACGCCCCGCTGCCCTGCACGATTCTGGGCGTAATTCCCAGCGTTTCAATAGGAGACACTCCGGGATGAAAAAAACAGAAATCGTTCCGGCACTGATGGAACACGCGGCCCACATCGCCAGCCAAATGAGGCGCGCGGACAGGGAAGAAGTCGCGGCCTGCGGAAAAGGACCTCTTGCCGCGATAAGCGATTGCCTTATAACGGCAGCGGCCGCCTGGACCGGGCTGGTAGACGACGAACCGGTCTGCATGTTCGGCGTAAGTCCGTCGATCAATTTTCTAAATGGTGTAGGGATTCCCTGGCTTTTGGGAACGGATAAGATCCGGGAAAATGCCCTTGCGTTCTTACGAAGAAATAAAACCTACGTCGGATTAATGCTCGACATTTTTCCACGTCTTATCAACTTCGTGGACGTTCGGAACCACCTCGGGATTTTGTGGCTCGTGTGGCTCGGTTTTAGGATAGATAATTCCAGGACCGTCGACGTGGGCGGATTTCCCTTCTATAGATTTGAAATGGAAAGGCCGCAGTCGAACAGGTCTCAAGGGCGGATCGTAGCCCACGGACCCCGCCAGATGATTTTCGGACGATTTTACGAGGCAAAGGAGAAGAGAAATGGGGCTTGATCCTGTAAGCCTTGGAGTCATGAGCCTGGTAGCAGGTGTCGCGGGCGCGGGTATGCAGGGGTACTCCCAGTACCAGGCGGCAAACTATAACGCCCAGGTCGCGGCCAATAACCAGAAGATCGCACAGCAAAACGCGGGCATCTCGCTTCAGCAGGGAACGATCGCAGAGGAAAACCAGCGGCTTAAAACAGGCGGCATGATTGCGGCCATCGATACTCAGCAGGCGGCATCCGGGATACAGACGAATTCGGGGTCCGCGTTGAACGTGCGATCGAGTGCCGCGGAAACCGGGGAGCTGGACGCCCTGACCATCCGGTACAATTCCCAGCTTGCGGCTCGAAATGAGATGCAGGCAGCTTCGAACTTCGGTGCGCAGTCGAGTCTTTACGGGGCCGAGTCGGAGTGGGCCATTGGTAATTCGATTCTCGGAGGGGCGTCATCGGTTTCCGATAAGTGGCTGAAATATCAGCAGACGGGGGTACTCGGCGGCGGTAATGCGGGCGACGCGGCCATGTCAAGCGTCTATTATCCCTGGATGAATTAGGAGCTAACCAAATGCCGACCATTCCTTCAGAATTTGTACAAACCGTAATGCCGCAGGCAGGCCAGGAAGGATCAAGGCCCCTGAGCGAAACATACCAGAACGTACAGGCCACTCCGCAGGACTTTGGTGGCCAGGTCGGACAAGCGCTTCAGCAAAGCGGGGATATCTTTGCGCAACATGCAGTTCAGCGCCAGCAGATTCTGAATGAAGCCAATGTAAATGATGTCTACGCAAATCAATTCTCACCGGCATTCCGCAATCTTCAAAATCAATTCATGAAGCTCGAGGGCAAAGACGCCGAGACACAATTCCCGGCCTACCAGCAGCAAATGAATGATATGCGGGCGCAGTACCGGGCAAACCTGCCGAATGCAATGCAACAAAGGCTTTTCGATGACAGGTCCACGCGGCGCGCCGAAATAGATCTGGATGGCATGAGCCGGTATGCGGCGCAACAAACGAAGGCCTGGGAGTGGAATACCCACCTCGCCACGACGGGAGATCTCATTTCGGAGGCGGAGGCCAACTGGAACAATCCTCAACGTCTGCAAAATGTGCAGGCCCGGCTCGATGATGAAATAATCGATTACGGCTCAAAGCACGGGTGGAGCACGGAAGTGTTCCAGGGACAACGCCGCGATCTGAGCGACAAGCTATGGGAAGGAGTAATCAAAAGACAGGCCGTTAGCGGCGACCCGGCCGGCGCGATGCAGACTTTCCGGGAGCAAACCGGACAGAGTCGGATCTCCGGACAGGCCCAGGGCAAAATTGAATTATTTTTAAAGCCCTACCAGGACAATGCATACGCTCAAGCCGCTTACGGAAAAGTGACGGGGGGCATCGTAGCTCAGCAGATCAGCGCCCAGGCACAACAGCAAGGCCTTGATCCATCAACGGCCCTGACGGTCTGGGCTTGCGAAGGGGCCGTAACTGATCCGAGCGTGAAGAACCCGAACTCTCAGGCAACCGGCCATTTCCAATTTATGCCCGCCACCTGGTCGGACATGGGCGGAACGGACCAGGACCGGCTTGACTCAAACCGGCAAATCGAACTCGGTATAAAGCTCATAAAGCAAAACAGCGATCTACTTGCCAAAGACCTCGGGCGCCAACCTCAGCCATGGGAGGTCTACCTCGCGCATCAGCAAGGCATAGGGGGCGCCGAAAAGCTCATGGGCGCCGACCCGAACGCAAATGCCGGGCAGGTCGCAGGCAACATGAAAGCCATTACCCTGAACGGAGGAACTCCAGACACGACTGCCGGCCAATTCGTGAACATCGTCAAGGACTATGTCAATCGCAAGTCTCAACAGTTCACAGCTCAAGGGGTCCCGACCGCTCAAAATCTTACTCAAAATTATGAAGCAGGCCTTCAGGCGGTAACCGATCTGGCCAGACAGGAACATCCGGGCGATCCGGCGGCACAGGATAGATATCAAAGCCATTATATTCAGCAGATGGGCCAGCAGTTGCACGCCGCCAATATGACCGACAACGCAAACAGGGACATCATAAAATCGGGATTGACGGGACCACAAGGCGTTCAGTCCTGGCAGGATTTCATGAGCGACCCAGCCAGGGCACAGGCATACGCCGATACCTTTAAATCCGATCCGAGCATTTACGGCAAAGTGGACAAGGCGATCACAACTAACGCGCTTAACGCGTGGGACCCTCCGGCATCGGCGCAAACCAGCCAGTTATACGATGACCTGAACGGCATGAAGACAACCGACAGGGACCAGTTCTCAAAACTGGACCTCATGGGGTACTATGGCGGAATGCCTCTCAGTCAGTTAAGCGATCTCCAAAAAGCCCAGCAAGCCATCCAAAAACAGGACGGCGCGGAGGCGGCCAAACATATCAATAGCGTTCATGCGCTCAGCGTGCTCAAACCCCTGATTAAGGAGGCGGCGGGAGACTCGGCAAACGAATTCTACAGGATGGACCCGGATTCGGATTACCCGGATGGTCTGAGAAAATATAATCAGTTTGTGAGCCAGTTTGATCAAAATGTCCAGATTTGGCGGCAGAACAACAACGGCAAGTTACCCTCGGACGCCGATTATCGTGAAATCGGCCGGGAGATGCTTTTCCCGGAGCCGGTCCAGCAGCCAACAGCTGCACCCGGGGCGATTCAGCCCAAATCGTCAAAATCCGCCCCCGCTCAACAACCGGATAATTCCAAACCCGACCCGATCGTTCCGGATCGGGTGAAGCAGCTTTCCGTTCAGGATACTCCATCACGGATATCGGGCTTCCTCAAAGCCAAAAATGTAAATCCAGCTACCTACGAATTGCCCGATGAAGAATCCATTCGATGATTTCATTCCGGACAGGCCGAAGAGGCGCATGGGAAGACGCTGTAACTTCAGCGTTGGGCAGTGTCCTAATTTGACCTAGGTGGAACTTTGGCATAGTCTGTTCATCCGGTGAACACAGGGGAGAGAGTCGCGAAATGGCACTTAACTGCCACTTTCATCTTTTCTTCCCACATTCGCCTTACTATGTAGATTGACGTACATAGTAGACCCCATTTTCGTTTTTCCCATTGGAAAATTGTTGCGATGGCACTCTTTCTCTACTACTTTATTTTCGGAAGCCAGTAGAGCCGCAAAAGGCAGAAGACAAAAAGGGGACAAATGGAAGAGAAGCCCAAGCAGGTTACCTTCGAGTATAAGATTGCCGCCAATCATAGCGTGTATGCCGCAACGGGAGCTATCGGTGGGTTGAATGCACAGGGTCAAGTTATAGTTAATTTTTTCAATGATCGGGCGGCCATTCCGAGAAAGCAAACACACGCTTTGGACGAAAAAGGCGGCCTCATCATGCCACTTCTCCATGAAGAAAAAAAAGGCTCAGTTATAAGGGACGTATTCGTAGGCATCTCATTGCCCCCTGGAGTCGCTAAGGCGACTGGTCAATGGCTCATTAATCTAGCTGATCAGTTCGAAAAATTGCTTTCAAGTTCATCGCAAAAAGAGCCGAATTAATATGTCGAAGAATTTTCAGCATCCGGTGGTTTCTTGGGACTTCCCGGTCCACATTGCGGTCCAACGACCGATGAATGATTATAGTCTGCTTCAAGGTGTAACGGTCATTTCCTATGTGACAGGCTATGTCCATGGAGTGACGGCAGCAAAGAGCCTTGAAGAACGGCGAGAGGAGGAGGACATGAATTCCGCTTGTCAATCCGCTCTTGAAGATGTGCCGATCAAGGAGGCAAAAGCCCGCATTAAGGGTTATTTCGAAGAGCATCATGGGGAAGACTTGGATTATGGGGATCTCAGAGAAGCCCTGTGCATCGCATTGCCCACCATTGTGGAAGCTTGCGATCAGCTCGAACGGGAGGGAAAGATTGCCGGAGTCGATTAAGAAGAGCACTCATAAAGTGAGGCGTGAAGTCGGAGATGCCATCGAGGGCGACGCAATCCATATTCAATGCAGGAAACTTACTGGTGAGTGGGATAAGATTAGGGGTTCCGAGCAGCACCATTACTATTCTACGATTGTCAAAATGAATGCATACGCCGTAATCTCCAGAAAATTCACCAACGTTAAAGAAACCTCCTGAATCCGGTTTTTTGCAGGGTTCCTACCATTTTAATCAACCAACTTTGCAACCATTGTTTCACTGATTGGTTCTGTATCCTGAACTATCGCCGCCCTCACGGCATCCCGCGCCGAAGTTACGGGCGGAACATGCAGCACCGCGAAGAACTTCCGCTTTGTGCTTCCCTCTATCGGAGAGGACCAGGTGTAGCAGCGGGTAGCCAGCGCGTTGCCCTTGATGTAAAAAACGTCAACAATACCTTCCCAGACAGTTTGCCCCTGGAAGGTTTCGAATACCTCCACCGATTCAACGTAAGATGCCGAGCAGTTATGCAGCCTTTCCGTTGCTATCCGCAGTTCTTCGATTTCAGGGTTATTCTTCATCCGGCTCCTTGCCCTGAGGTTTTGAGTTGGGGGGATCGCCTTTCGGCAAGTCTTCTTTGTCAATCTCTAAGTGTTTAATGAGTTTAGTATATTCTTTTTGGGTAAACTCCGAATATGGCACGGAAGCTAAAAATCGCAGGCTGATGTTATTCCGAAAAGAATACCGTGCTATTTCATATTCCCTTTGTTGAATAGGAGGCGGTATCGTTCCCTCAGGGGCTTCCGCTGCATTGTGTTGAAGGGTTGTCAATCTTTTCTCACCGCGTCTCACCGCCAGTTTTTTCCCGCTCTTTTACGATTGAGACCAGGTACTCGTGAGGCGGTTCGTTTTCTCTTACGCCGAGCAGGTGCAGAAGGAGTTTTTTCCCCTTATACGTAAAGGTCTGCGGCCGGTCCATCTGAAGGCAAAGGTCCCTTTTGCCGCCTCCACTGTCAAGATGGACAACCGCTGCCGCCTCCTTCGGGCACTGACCTCTATCGGAGGATTCATCGACCACAACGGCAACATCGTCGCCAAACGCCCTGGAAACTTCGCCGGCTTTGATCCATGAAGGTCCCAAAGCAAGCTGTTGAGCAAAAAGGTTTCTCAGTGCGGCGAGTTTTTCCTCACTATCGCGCAGATCATTTCGCAGGGATGCCGTTTCCGAGTCTTGCTCCTTCATTTTGGTAATAAAGCTGAGATTCGTGTCCTGACAGCTGTTCAGGTTTGCCGTCAAAGACGATATCTGGGAGTCGATTTTCATTTGAGTTTCATTGTTTCGTGCTTCCAATTCTTTATACTTATGGTCAACAAACTTATACAGATCATTTAATTGACTATATTTATCATTCATTTTCTCATTTGTGTTTTGCAATGCCTTGATTTCGTATTGATACCGGGTAATCTCTTTTTGGTGTACTCGATCGGTAACAATGTGATCCAGCAGCACAATGTCGCCGACCAAAAACACGACACAAATTGCGGCAAGAATCGGATTATTTGAGAAAAAGTCCGGAAAAGAAAATCTTTCTCCTCTCAT